CGGCGACGCGGTGATCGAGGATCGCGGCAAGGCGCGGCACGCGCGCTACCGGCCCCGGCCGTTCATGCAGCCGGCTTTTGAAGCGGAAAAGCCCAAGCTGGCGGCGCTGTGGCGCGATTCGGTTCGCTAAGGAGACACGCACATGGCAGTCAAACTCGGCCTCGACGCCAAGCTCTATCGCAACACGGGCACCTTCGCCGCCCCGGTGTGGAACGAGGTCAAGAACGTCAAGGACGTGACCTTGAACCTGGAGGCCGGCGAGGCGGACGTGACGACGCGCGGCAACGCCGGCTGGCGGGCCACGGTCGCCACGCTCAAGGATGCGTCCATTGAGTTCGAGATGGTGTGGGACACGGCCGACGACGATTTCGGCGCGATCCGGGACACCTTCCTGAATCGTGCCTCGATGGAGTTCGCCGTGATGGACGGCGACATCACGGTCACCGGCTCCCAGGGCCTGCGGGCGACCTGCATGGTCACCAACTTCAGCCGCAACGAGGCGCTTGAGGAAGCGATCACCGTCAGCGTCACGGCCAAGCCGACCTTCTCGGCCAATCCGCCCGCGTGGATGACCGTGCCGTAACACGGCCTGACACAGAAAGGAAGCGCGTGCATGCGAACTTTTACCGACAACGCCGGCCGCACCTGGACGGTCGCAATCAATGTCCAGTGCATCAAGCGGGTCAAGTCGCTGCTTTCGCTGAACCTGCTGGACGCCATCGAGGGGAAGCTGATCGAGCAGCTTGTGTCCGATCCCGTGCTGCTGTGCGACGTGGTCTATGCGATCTGCAAGCCGGAGGCGGACGCGAGGAAGGTCGGCGATGAGGAGTTCGGCCGCGCGATGGCCGGCGACGCCATCGACGGCGCGACGATCGCACTATTGGAGGAACTCGTCGATTTTTTCCCGAGCCCAAAGCGCCAGGTGCTGGCCAAGGCGCTGGCGAAGCTCAAGACGTTCCAGACCAAGGCGGTCGAGACGGCCAGCAAGCGGCTGGACGATCCGAACCTGGATCGGCGGCTGGAAGCGCTGCTGAGTCCGGGAGAATCGGCGGAGCCGACGCCTGGAGGCTGATCTGGCAACTAGCCGGCATCGTCGGCGTCGATCCCCACCCGCTGACGCTGCGGGAGCTGGTCTGGATGGTCGGCGCGCGGCGGCAGGACCAGTGGTCGCACACGGCGGCAGTGATGGCACTGGTGGCCAACGTCCATCGCAACCCAAAGAAGCGGGCCAGGCCGTTCTCGCCCGCGGAGTTCCACCCGCTAGTCGAGCGAAAGACGCCCCCTGAGGGTGCCCGCACGGTCAAGACCGGCGTTGGCATCCTAAAGCGCGTGTTTGTCGACGGAAAGTGATTCGGAGCAGCGATGCCATCGAGTCAAGCCATTCGCGCGGGCGCAGCATACGTCGAACTGTTCACGAAGGACAGTCAGCTGGTGAAGGGGCAGCGCTCGGCAGCGCGGAAGCTCCAAGCCTTTGGGGCCAGCGTGCGGGCGATGGGGCTACGTCTCGTCACCGCTGGCGGGGCGGTCATCGCTCCATTGCTTGCCGCCGTGCAACACTTTGCCGCGGCAGGTGACCAACTCAACAAGGCGTCGGATCGCACGGGTATCACCGTCGAAACTCTATCCGAGCTGAGTTATGCGGCCGACCAATCGGGGACGAACCTGGAAACGCTGGAGGCGGGCCTGCGGCGGATGCAAACCACGGTGCTGGATGCCGCGCGTGGTTCCGCGATGGCGCAGGAGAGTCTGGCCATGCTGGGCCTGACCGTCGAGCAATTAGCCGGGCTTACGCCCGACGAACAATTCAAACTGCTGGCGGATCGCTTGGCGCGGATCGAAGACCCAACGCTCAAGGCGGCGCTGGCGATGAAGGTGTTCGGCAAGTCAGGCACGCAGCTTCTGCCGCTGATGGCCGGCGGGGCGAAGGGGATCGAGGAACTGCAGCAGCGGGCCCGCGAACTCGGACTGACCATTTCCAAGGACGATGCCCAGGCAGCCACGCTGTTTGGCGACACGCTCGACGACCTATGGAAATCGATCAAGGCCGGCGTCTTCGCCATCGGTTCGGCCTTGGCCCCCGTGCTGACCGAGTTGGTCGCCAAGGCGACGAAGTTCGTGGTGGCGGTCGTGGGCTGGATCAAGCAAAACAAGGCCCTAGTCATCACTGTATTCAAGATCGCCGCCGCCGTGGTTGCGGCGGGGACCGCGCTTGTCGTGCTCGGTGCAATCATATCCGGGTTTGGCGCGGCCATCGGTGCCGTGGCCACCGTCATCGGTGCCGTCGGCACGGCGGTTGCCGTTCTGGGCAAGGTTATCGCCCTGCTGCTCTCGCCGATCGGGCTGGTGATCCTGGCGGTCGCGGCCTTGGGGGCATACCTCATTTATGCGTCGGGCCTGGGGGGCAAGGCGCTGGCGTGGCTGGGAGATCAATTCAATTCGCTCAAGGACACCGCCCTGACAGCCTGGCAGGGAATTGGCAACGCACTCGCGGCTGGCGACATCGCGTTGGCCGCGAAAGTCTTGTGGCTCACGCTCATGATGGAATGGCGTCGCGGGATTCACTTCCTCAACGGCCTGTGGGTTGGAGCCAAGGAGTTCTTCCTTTCGCTCTGGACCGATGCCGTGTTCGGCGTCGCCAAGATTCTCAACAACGGCTGGGCGGCCATCGAAGGCGGCTGGACGGAAACGGTCGGGTTCCTGGCCGACGCCTGGTCTGTGTTCACCAACCTCTTGACCAAGACCTGGCACAACACCATCGGCTTCATCAAGAAGGCCTGGGTGCGGCTCAAGTCGCTGTTCAGCGACGAGGTGGACGTCGACGCCGAGGTATCGCGGATCAACCAGGAGGTGAGCCAGGCCACCGAAACGGCCGACCAGCGGATGCTCGAAGCCGTGGGCCAGCGCGACCGCGAGCGCCGCCAGCGCCGCGAGCAGATCGAACGGGACCGCGCCGGCGTCGAGAGCACGCTGGGTGAAATGCAGGCGGAAGAGCACGCCCGCCGCCAACGGCAGTTCGCCGATGACCTGGCGGCTACCGAAGGCGAACTGGCCGATGCACGGCGCGAGTGGCAGGAGGCCATCGCCGAGGCAGCGAAGAAACGCAAGGAAGCCGAGTCGGGCGAGCCGGAGCGCATGAGGGAACTTCAAGGCAGCCTGTCGCTGAGTGCCGGCGCGCTGGGTGAAGAGCAGCGCAAGGTCGAGGCCAAAGGCACGTTCAACGCGCTGGCCGCGCGCGGGCTTGGCGCGGACAGCCTGGCCGAACGGACCGCGCGGGCCGCGGAGCAAATCGTCGTGAACACGAAAGACCTGCTCGACCAGGCCAAGCAAGGGAAGCTCGTATTCGCGCAGTAAATCGCTATGCCCATCACCATCGACGAGAAATTCGACAGCCGCGAGGCGACTGAGAGCGAAAGCCCGACGACGGAGCTGTTTTACGTCGTGCAGGGCACGGACGACGATCTCTTGGTCAAGTCACTCGTGGCCGCCACAGCGCCGGCGATCTACGACGGGCTCAAGCGCGACAGCTTCACGATCAAGACGCTGGGCGGCGGCGTTTGGGAATGCTCAGTCCAGTACGTCAAGCTCGAGGGCGATTCACAGTTCACGTTCGACACGGGCGGCGGCACACAACACATCAGCCAGTCCATTCAGACGATCAATCGCTATCCCGCTCCGGGCGAAATCGCGCCTGACTTCCAGGGCGCGATCGGCGTCAACCAGGACCAGATCGAGGGGACCGATATCACGGTCCCGGTCTACAACTTCACCGAGACGCACTACATCGACGACTCCCTGGTGACCGGTGCCTATAAGGCCACGCTGTTCTTTCTCACCGGGCGCGTCAACAACGCCGCGTTCAATGGATTCGCCAAGGGCGAGGTGCTTTTCCTCGGCGCGTCGGGCGCGAAGCGCGGATTCGAGGATTGGGAAATCACGTTCCGGTTCGCCGCCAGCCCGAATGTGACCGGTTTGCAGTTGGGCAACATCTCTGGCATCGACAAGGAGGGCTGGCACTATCTCTGGATTCGCTTCGCCGACGAGGAGGACAACGCCGCCAAGACACTGATCAAAAAGCCGATCGCCGCCTACGTCGAGCGGGTGTACGAGTACGGTGACTTCTCCGGCCTGGGCATCGGGACGTGACGATGGGAGATCGCTTCAAAAAGACCCAGGCTGGCCAGCCGCTCGACATCTCGGCGGAAGTGTGGAATTCGTTTCTGGACGCGGTTCGCGCGCAGAAAGGAAAGAAGCACGACCAGCTCGCCGAGGCGCTCGACCAGATTCGCCAGGCCGACATTGTCAAAATCCGCAACGACAGTGGCGGTGACCGGCAACGGCTACACGTGCTCGGCATCGCCTCGCCGATCATCCCGCCCAGCGCCCAACTGCGCGAGTTCAAAAACCAAGTCGCGCTGGTCGGCGTCAGGCCGAAGCACCCGCTCCACTTCACACGATTCGCGATCCTGCTCGATCCGCTTCGCGCCGGCAAGATCGGCCGTGCGTGGGTTTCCGGCGTCTGCCCAGCTTACGTCGTCGTCGAAGACGAGTGCCATGAGTTTGCGGACGTGAAAGATGACGACGCAACGGCTCTGGTCAGTCGGCCCGTCGGTTCTGCACGCATTCTCTGGCGCTCAGGCGGGCTCGGCGGGCAGTGGGCCGTCGTGCGCCTATCGAACGTCCCCGAGGACTTCCGCCGATTCAAGCTTACCGCGCCGCTCGCACGCTGTGGTTTCGCCACGGCCCAGCGGATCGTCTACACCGAAACGGCGCTCGGCGAACCTCGTTGGTGCGAGGTCGATTGTCCCTTTACGGTTTACGATTCGCTGGGCGTCGTCTGCCCGGACTTTTGCAAGGCGTCGGGGTCGTCCGGCGATTGCGGTTGCGGCGTGGCCGACAGCGTTCCGGCCGGGACGTTTGGTTGGGCCAAGTGGATGGCCGACAGCAAGAAATGGGAGGTGGTACAGCTGGGAGAAGGTTGCTGCGATTCATCCAGCTCCTCCGGTTCGTCCTCGGGATCCTCTTCTTCAAGTTCATCCTCATCGAGCGGTTCCTCGTCGGGGCCGTCCTCATCTTCCAGCGGCAGTTCGTCCGGCTCCAGCAGCGGATCGTCGAGTTCGTCCGGGTCCTCTTCGGGTTCGTCGTCCTCCTCCGGCAGCAGTTCGTCCGGCAGTTCCTCCGGGTCATCGAGCAGCGGGTCCTCGAGCGGCGACTCGTCCAGCAGTGGACCACAGAGCTGCGTCACGATTTACGAAACGGACGTCCGCTGCGAAAACGACAAGCTGAACGTCTACACGCGGGCCGTGTCGATCTGCCTCTCCGGTTCCACGCTCACGCGTCATGAAGGCCCTTGGACATTCAGCCATCAGGCGGGGTGTTGCTGTTGTGATTGTTGCAGTTCGTCTGGCACGTCTCCCAGCGGCCAAACGTCCAGCGGATCGGGGCCCGGCGATCCGAACTTGAGCAGCAGCGACACCGGCGCGCCGACTTGATCTCAATAGCGGAGCGATTCCTGTATGCGCGTTTTCCTGATCGGCTATCCCGGCGAGATGGGCGGAGCAAACACCGAAGCCTGGCACACGATCAAACTGTGGCGAAGCTTTGGTCTCGAAGTCCATTTGATTCCAACGTGGACCTGCGACGCCCGCTGGAAGGCCCGCGTCGACGCTCTGGGTTGCACGACCCCGACGTGCTGCACGGCCTATTTGGTCGTCGTCCCAAAACGGACGGTGCCTACGACGTTCGGAACGTGGCGAATGGCGACGTGCCCGTGGTGCTGACGCGGGCGCTTGTGGGGTCACGGCGCTACGCCGCCGACTTCTTCGACGTTGCACCCGAGTTCGAGTTGATTCAGCGGAAAGGAAAGCCCGTCGGCAACGGCGAAGACATCCTCTTCAGCTACACCGCGGTGCGCTGCACCGGCCGGATGAACCGCGTGCATCGACTGCCGGTCACCGAATTGCCCGCCCCGCATTCGATCCACGGTCGGAACTGGTCCGCACATCTTGCCCATCGCAGTCGCCTGATGCGGGCCTGCGAAGCCTGGCTCAAAGGAGAATCGCATGAAGATCGCCGCGATCTGCTGCACATATAAGCGCCCGACGCTCCTGGCCGAGGCCATCGAATGTTTCGTGCGCCAGGATTACCCGGCCGAGCTGCGCGAGTTGATCGTGCTGGATGACGCCGGCCAATACGGCAATCAGCGCGGCGACGGCTGGCGGGTCATTTCGCTCCCCCTTCGTTTCCCTCTGCACTTTCTGAAAAAAATCCGCTCTTCAATCAAAAAGGCGCTTTTGTCATGCTGCACATGCCAACACATTTGCATGACGGAAGAGCCATGGATGGCCGGTGCAAATTTTCAGCGGCCGCAGGAATGGGACGAGTGGACCAGCTGGCTGATGGCCGGACTGCACGGCCGCAACCGGTGGCGACTGCCGATTCTCCTGGTGGGAATTCTG